GTAACAGACAGATCTTTTGAGAGCTATTCCATGGCTCGAGCCTCTCCCGTGATCATCACGTCGTCCCCTGCTGCTTACACTACGAACTTAGTACTTTCCCCGAAAAACGCTTTTCTTCCCTCTTCCTCGCCACATGACAAAGAAACGAGATATGCGCAGAAAGTTAGTGTCCTTAATGTGTTTCCGAGGGTGGTTCTGGTAGGGTGACCGCTAAATGTGGTTCCCTTGATCTTTAACTTGTAAAGTATCTTGTCTTAGAACTAAGAGACTGCAGTGAACTCGTCAGTGACGCATGCTCTCAGGGTCTTCTATATTATGTCTTCTGGGAATCCCTCTCTTCTTAGGATCTCAGGAATCATTTCCTCCAGATACGGAACGTCTACTGCTTGTATGATCGGGAGGTGTTGGTGCGAATCGTGGGAGGAGCCGTCAAAGACTAAGGTCTTGACCTCGTTCCATCGAGTCATCAGTGCATATCTATCATCCGTTATCTTTTTCGCCAGGTTATCATTGTTATATCCGCAAATAAATCCGGGGATAATCTTCTTGCAGGTCTTGAGAAGCCTGCGATTTACATACCCTGGCACTGACTTCAGGGTGCGATGTGGACCCCAAATTTGTCTCGGTCTTCCACTGCGAACTCCTCTATTCCAGTCCGCGTTCTTTGTTCTCTACCACTCACCCGTCTTGGTGAAGCAGGTTAGAGTCATCTGCATTTGTTTCCCTGACAGAAGGTCGAGATAGCCTTGGGCTATGTCCCTTCTTTTGTTACCTGTGTAATGCTCCAGATGATCGCTCCAGGTGTATGACAATTCTCCTTGCACTGCTGTGCTTCGAGCTGCGAGCTCTATGATCAGTGGCTTCACGAACTTTCTGTAGCTCTCCAAAATCTCTGGAGCGGGCCATAGATTAGTGTAAAGGTGGCGAGCCATTAAACTCGCTACGTTGTTTAGAGGGCATGTACTAAAAGTGTGAACACGCATCACCTCTTCTGAATAGTAGTCCTGAGTCTCAGGAGCATAACGCAAGTGGTTTCCTTTTCCGCAGGTGCAAAATCTCGCGTAATAATCATAGAGGTCTTTCCCCGTCTTCCATTCTAACGGCTGATTGTCTCCATCTAACTAATAGAAGGTTAGATCTTAAACGTGAGACCAAGGCTTGCGGTCCATCTTCGCAGCCACGTCTCTACTTATGTGCTAATTAGGCACTGCACTGGGTTCATATCCTGAACCTCCTCTCATCTTTGAAAATGGGTTAAACGTGACGACCTC